TATGTACATATTGAGACAAATAATTCCCTGGTTTAATAAACCATTACCTAAGGAAAAACACATGAATCATTTTTCACAAGAATTTCTTGACAAGTTGATTGCAGAACATAGACTTATATCTGCTGCTATTTTACAACTATCCAGCAAACATTCTGATAGCGGCTATGCTAGATATGTGCGCTCCCATGGTGTTGATGCTGTTGATCAAGCAAGAAAAAATCTCTATGTTAGGAAGGTAGAACTTGAAGCTCAGATTGACGTCTTAAGAGATTACCTAAATTGAGTGAATAAGGTTGTTTGCCTCTGCATATTCAAACAGATTTCTGGTCCATTTTCTTACCCCCGCAAAATATTCAGGAGTAAAATTTTCTTCATAAGACTCAACAGGAAACATTCCACCATAATGCATGCCAAGTCTATTTCTAATTCTTAAATTAGAAATAGTGTGTGTTATAAAACACGGACTAAAATCTTTAGTCGTGTTTGGCCCAGTAGTTAGAAGCAGTGTTTTTGCTACAGTTTTCTCCATATCTGATAAGCCATCTAACCATCCCTTGATCCCGACGTCACAAATTAGGTGTGACCGATATTGTGCTTCATCTTCCATTTTTAGTACTGTATGTGGCTCAAAATTGTTAAAAATGTAGATATTCCCTTCATTTTGCATTCTCCAGAAATATGGAGAGGTTCTGTAAGGATGGAAGTTAACACCATATGATCTACTTGAAGTGAATAATGGAACATGAATTCTAAATCCTATAAAGTGACGATAGTAACCATCACTATGCGGAAGAATGCATGTGTTTGAGTTAATAGTGTCAATGATAGCATTAAAGACAACAATCTTATCATTTAGTACAGCTTCAACACTTTCACGTATTTCTTCAATAACAGGCACACTTAGTTTCCTAAGTATTTCTGTAATTTCAGGATCATCATTATGGAGTAATAATTGTGAGTAATCGCCAGGCAACCATACTTCAGACATCTCATTAAATCCTTTCGATTTAGATTTAAAAATCTTCATATGATTGATAAGCATCATTTGCTCTTTTAAAGCAACATAGCTTGTTGACTCACCAATTTTTAGGACAGGATGATTGCCTTCAACAGTTAAACTTAGATTTTTCTTTTTAAAATCTATGATGCTCTTAGACATGGTTTTAAGATGATCATAGATTTTCTGTTTATCGACATGTTCTAAATTGCGTAGTTCTGTCATTATTTATCCTTCTGTTAGCATAGTAACTAACTGTTCATATGAAAATCGTTGTGCAGAATGCGATGTGCTATATTGGACATACTTTGCCAGTTCTTTGTTTATAGAGACAATATCTTCCCTATTCTTTAGGTCTTCAAAACCATCGCTCTTAAAGCGTTCACGCAAGTCTAAAACTCTTTTATAAAAAGAATATTTGGTGCTGCGTGAATTTATTTTACCGGGTAACTGGCCCGTACAACATAATTTAACTTCTTCATCAGATAAAAATGACATTAAGAATTCAGGCGACCACTGAAAAAATCCTGGAACTGCTGTTAGATTAAAGTTTAATACAGTATAGTACCAAGGCATCATGTATTCAAGCTCAACATACGACCATTTTCCACCTTCATTTAAAAATAGCACATCAGCGTTCCCTAAAACTGGTACCCATCCTTCATTGCTTTTACGAATCATAGCCATCGCAATCGGCATCATAAAGATTAATTTACAGTTTGTTTTAAGTGCTAGTTGTTTTGCTGCATCTGATTTAAGCACTTGTACTATGTCTACAATTTCCTGATGAAAGTTTATTCGATGAGCATTTTTAGAAACAAATGTATCAACATCTATTTGGTCATAATAGTTAATGAGCTTACCTTCTGAAATGTATCTAATATTAAAGATGTCAATCTTTTCATCTGTTGAATCTATAAACATCCTCGCCATTGCTTCACAATCACGGCCACCAGAATAAAAAAGTAATGGTTTTTTACCTATAAGTTTTGCACGCTGAGTAATTTCTTTGGCAGCTATCATTCCTTCAGTCTTAAAATCTTGCCATTGGCGCTCACATTTACCAAACGCAGAAAAGAAAAGATCAGCATAATCAGTTCGCATCGTGAATGGTTGATTATTTACCCCAAATACAAAATGATTGTTCTTTGTCATTTCAAACATTTCTAAGCTCCTGTTTCAAACATGCCTTCATTATAATTCTATCATAAGGAGCTGCAAGGTATAAAATAATATAATCATTTACAAATTCTATGTTAGAAAAATTATGCGCGAGTACTTTATTTACCCTATACAAGTCAAAAGACTCTGCAAGCGCCTCTTGTAAATCATAATTTTCAACGAAGTAAACATCTCTTGGTTTTTTTTCTTCTATAAGTGACATTAGTGCTTGAACAGAAGGAACGGCACTCATTCCATCAACTATACACAGACCTGAGTCAAACTCGCTTTCTGTGTAATATAAATCGCCTGGTTCGTTGAAACATTCAATAACCCCAAAATGCGTTACATTTGGGTTTAGGAAGTAATTATCTAAAAGGCGTGTATCAGTTTTGTTATAAAGCTTCGATATTAAGTGTTCACGATAAAGCTTCATATCTTGATTTGAATTATCAGTCTGCATAAAACTATATCTTCTTATTTTACTTATAAGATATCAATTTGATTGATTTTCTAAGTATTTTTTAATTTTTTGACGTGTATCTTCTGTAAAAATTCCATCAACCCTTAGACTTATTACTAAACGATTAGATGGGTCTGACCCATGAAAATCAGAATTATTAAAAGTTACAGCCCGCGCATTTCCAAAATAATGCTTTATGTTATTTTTTTCATCGTAAACAAAGAATTTTTTATCATTCTTGCTTAAGGAAATCCAAATAAATTCATCTTGAAGATGGTAATCTCTGTGAATTGGTGTAAAGCTGTGATGCTCGTTTCTGAACAATACAATTCTACCAAATTCTTCAAATAAACCCCAAGATTTGATTTCATCTACAATAAATGGAAAATTTTCTATAACTGGTTTATCAACACAGTTTTCCCAACGTTCTTTACCATTATAAGCACCAGATGAGGTATTTCTTATTGAACATGATGCCCCAATATAAGCACAAGGATATTTCAAATTTAAATATTCCATTCCCTGATATGGATCCAGCTGTGTCAGCGTTTTAAAGTCTGGATGTTGTGGCGATTGCAAAACATTTTTGTAAAAAGAAAGTAACTCTGTTTGAGTCTGGTCAAACATTGTGTGTTGAGTGCCTATGAAAGCAGTAACAAAATGTGGTCTAGATTTAGCTATTGCAAATATCATCTTGTCTATGAATGAATCAAAATCATTAAATACAATTGCACCAGCTTTTTCTAAATCAACAAACGGAATGCTTGAATTGTTGTAACCTTTCATGTTGTATCTCCTTATAAGATAAGATAAGAAATATTTATCTTTTAATCATTCTGTATTTTAAATAATGTTATATTTTTAGGAGTTAAAATATGTTAAGATCGCGGTTTTTCCTACTGCAATTTCTTCCAGCACATTTAGTGTTTCTTGCATCTATATTGCTTATAGAAAAAATTACAATCCCAATGTTAATTTCATGGTTTCTTTTATGGGTAATCGTTGGTGGATTTGGTATTGAGGTTGGTTTTCATAGAGCAATAAGTCATAATCATTTTCAACTATCTGAAAGAACTAAGAAAATTTTAGGTATTATAGGTATGTTTGGTATGAATGGCGCTCCTATGTCTTGGCGAGCCATGCATGTAGTTCACCACCGTTTTGCAGACACAGAGAATGATCTTCACTCTCCTATTCACGGTTTTGTTCAGTCCTATTTATCGTACACGTGGAAGGTTGAACAAGAAAGTAAAAGCGGAAATCTTGCCTTTAGGCTTGCTGTAAAGCAAATGATGAAAGATCCGTTCTGGGTATTTTTAGATAAATGGGTACACATTATAGTGTTTACAACGCTGGTATTATCACTTATTATTTCTCCCACAATAGCTTTTGTTATATCAGCAACAATGATAGCTTGCTATAATCAAACAGCATTTGTTAATGTTTTTGCACATGGAACTAATGGTAAGCGTTCGCATGATACTAAAGATCATTCATTAAATCGACCAATACTCGGGTACTTTACATTTGGTCTGTCACTTCATAATAATCATCATTTCAATCCAGGAAATCCTAATTTTGGTGAAGATAGATATCTAGATATTGGATATGTTTTTGGAAAAATGGTTAAATTTTTAGATGAAAAATTTTCACTTAGGTAAACCAATCTTATTCATTTTGCTTGATAATCTTTGGAAAAACTGTTTAAATGAACACAACGTTCTAAATATTGAAGATTAGAATTATATAAATAGCATATATGAATTTAAAGTGTCTATTAAAATATAAATGACTTTTAAATTAAACACTCAAAAACCACCATTTTAAGGAGTTAACATGGTAATAGTTACAACTACAACTGTTCGTCCAAATGCAAATGTGCCTTTCTATCTTCAAAGTAATCCTAGTTTAAGAGAACAATTTAACAAATTTATGAATGGACATCCAAAAGTTAAATCCAGATCATCTGTCTTATCTGAGGATACTCTTACATTTAAAACTGTTATAGTCTGTGATTCTCAAGAAGATTTAGAAGCAATTCGTAATGATGTTAATGCAGCATTTCCTAATTTTTATCAAAACCGCAAAGATTACTGTGATGCACACAATATCAAAATTGATGTAACTGTAGAATAATAATTTTAATTTAATTACATGCAATTTCTAATTGATAATCCAAGTACTGAAACTAAAAATTTTATAGCACCTTTTTTTAATGGTGCTATTGTTGATTATCCAGGGGTAAATTCTGAAGAGATTGTTATTGCACGTGATGATTCTGGAATAATTCAAGGCGTCTTGCAATATCGTGTTAGCCTTTATAACATGGTTGCTGCAATTATATTTGTATGTGTTTCACCGGGTGCTAAACTGTCAGTATTCGGTGGGTTGATTGATAAATTTCTGACAAGAATTGAAGAATTAGGAATTACAACAATCTATGCAACAATCCCCAAAAAGCATTATGATTCATATTCAATAGCAGATAAAAAAAGACAAGAAAATATTCGAAAACGTCGGTATCCTATGATGTTGCGTTGGCAATCATATCTTCAGGAAATAATACCTACACAGCAAGTTTCTTCTGCACATGTGGTAAAAATGCATACACTTTCAGGTAGAACTTACTTAAAACCGACTATTATTATAAAGTACGAACTTAAAGATGAATTTAAAAAAATATGAATTTCGAAAGATAAATTCGGTGGAAATAAATTCTGTGTGTTAGTATAAATTAAATCTTAATGAGATGCTTATGCACAAATGATAAAGCTGCTATTGACTATGATGTGTTATTTTAAAATCAGGCTACTAAGTATTTTAAAATCAAATAACCCCCCCCCATTTAAGTTAAGCAACCACACTAGTAAATTTTTACTGTGTTTTTTTACAAAATGCTCTTTCTTGATGTCGTGCTAAGATAGGAATAAGAACCGCCATTCCAGGTCTAGGTATCTGCAAGTCTGGATTACAGTGCTTGAACTGCTCTAAAAGAATTTTCATTTCATCATTAGTTACATCATAAAAATTGTACTTTTTTATGGCCGCGACAACTGTTTCGCCTGGCATAAATAAGTGGTCAATTGTTTTTGGTCTATCTTTCATACATCCTCCTTAGATATTTTTATTTACACTTATCAAAATGAACAATATACTCGTAACTGGTGGTCAGGGATTTATTGGCCAACATTTAGTAATGTCACTAATTGATCTTGGCTACAGCGTTACTGTAGTAGATTATGATGCAAGCGTCCCTTGTCATGCTAATTTTTTCTATCCTCAAGATTGTTCTTTGTTCTTTGAACAAAGAATGATTCAATTTGATACTGCTAATCTTCGTGATATCTTAGGCGATCCTGTAAAATATGATCTTGTTATTCATTTAGCTGCTATTCCTAGAGTAGGCATATCGCTGAACGCGCCGGCGCGTGTCATTAAGAACAATGTTAATTCAACTATTTTTGCTGCAGAATACTGTAGAAAAGCAGGCATTCCTCTTATCAACATTTCAAGCAGTTCAGTAGTGTGGGCTGATTGTGATAAGAACCCTTATGCCCTTAGTAAGAAGATGGGTGAACAGATTATTAACACATATAGAGAAACTTTTAATGTAAAAGCAACTAATGTACGCCTGTTCAACGTGTATGGTCCTGGTGAAAAAGATAATGGCAATTATACTACACTAATCAGAAGATGCAAGACTGCTTTAAGAACTAAAACACCACTTCCACTTTTTGGCACAGGTGAAAATCGACGCGATTACACACACGTCTTAGATGTAGTTCAGGGAATTATTCTTGTCATGCGTGATGTGCAGCAAAACACATTTAAACCAGTTTATGAACTTGGGTCTGGAACAGGGCATATTTCAGTAAATGACATAATTAAAGAATTTAGCGAAGCAGGTTTAACTGTTGATCCTCAACCTGCTAGACCGGGTGATCCGCCATTGACAAAAGCTGATACTACTCTTTGGCCAGAAGGGTGGGCACCTAAAATAGATGTTTTGACCCACATTCGTAATTGGATTCATATGGGGTGTCAACACGACTAAGAATCATAAATACACATATGTAACAATTTTTAGGGCCTGATAAATGTCAGATCAAATTCAACTTACATCTCATCAACTTTGGATTGATGGCCGTCTTATAAACATCACGGTAACAAAGTTAACACCGACATCTATAAGATTGACATGGAATATTCCATCTCCTTCGCTTGTCTATGATGGAGCTGTTGTTCTATTATCTGAACAAAAGTTTACACCAGAAGAATTTCCAGTTGACGGAACAAGATATCACGCGTCTACAGATTGGGCTGCACCTGCTGATAAAATTGGAAACGCGCACGTTGTTGCAGCATTTTACGGGTTCTTTGGGGATAATGTCAACCAAACTTCGGTTGATGTTTTTAACATTGATCCCAATAAGTTATACTATGCGTCCATTCATGCAGCATCAAATGCTCTACAGTACTACACGATTGGTAAACAATCATATCCTGTTGAGACATCACTATTTGATAAGGGTTTCCAAACGTATGCAGGAGCGATTCCACGCTCTAATATAGCACCAGAGAACCCTTACAATGGTCAAGTATACTATGAGCCTTCTTCAAACAATGTATTTGTTTGGAATGCATCATTACAGGCATGGGTTGTAGCTACAGATAAGACTATTCCAGTAGGAATTAGGCCGCCAATCGGTATTAACTATTTGTTCTTTAATGAAACTGATCAAAACCTTAAATTCTTTGACGGTCATACATGGGTTGTTTGTAATTCATCAAATACTCGAGTAAAGCTTGGAGCTAGCTGGGTGCCATATGCTGGAGCAACTGTATCTGGGGATTATCCAACAACACCAACAATTGGCGAGTTTATACATCTAACACTTAAACCAACTGTTGGTGGTCCATCAACAGTTCTTCTCCAAGTTTATACATTAGGTGGATGGTTTTCCCCAACGCCTGACTTGATGCAAGTGTCAAGTGATGGTGGTTTAACCTGGTACCCTATTAGCATTGGAGATCCAGCGTATGGAACAGTTGACCCAAATATTCCACAAGTTGGAGATTTCTTCTATGATTCTAGCAAGCGTGACCTACTTGTATGGGATGGAACCAGCTGGACTAAAGCCGACACAGACAGTGAAGGTTCACCAACATCTGATAGACTTGGTGTAGGTACTGATGGTTCACCAAGTGAACGTTTGCGTCTTATAAATGTTCTTAAGCATCAGTTAGGGTACCCTCAGGTGTGCGTTGAACTTTCTGAGGAGCATTTTCAAATCGCTATTGATAATGCACTTGATACGTTTAGGCAGAGATCGGATAATGCGTACGCACATTGTCACATCCTAATAACATTAAAGCAAGGACAAACAACATACTATCTAAATGACCCACGTAATAAAACGGACAGAATCGTAAATGTTATTAAGGTTCATCGTGTTAATATGTTAGGTTTGAATAGTTTTTCTTCAGATACAGGTCTTTATGCACAAGCATTTTTTAATCAGTTGTTTCAAGGTGAGATGATTGATTTAACATCAATTCATTTATTTCAACAACTTTCAGAACAATTCGATAGAATCTTTGCTGGTGACCTTGTTTTTACGTGGGATGAAGTATCACGACAGCTTACCATTTTAAGACGTCTAGTTAATCAAGAGGAACGTGTTGTTCTTGAAGTTGTTGTTGAACGCACTGAGCAAGAACTTCTTGTGGATCGTTGGGCAAAACAGTGGCTTCAGGGATGGGCAGAATCTGAATTGATTGAAACGTTAGGTATGATTCGTTCTAAGTATGGTACCCTTCCAGGTCCTAATGGTGGTATTACTCTAAATGGTGCAGAACTTTTATCGATAGCAAGTGAAAAACAAACAGAACTTCTACGTCAGATTCTTGACTATGAAGTTGGAAATGGGGGCGTAAACTTTGGTAACACCGCGTTCATGATTGGCTGACTAATGTTTTGTAGCATTTCTTTAATAAAATGTGGCTAAAGCTCTACATACAATCTTTATTATGTTGTAAATATAAGATGATTTTAGAATAATGAGAAAAGTATAATGGCAACATTACCTTGTGAAGATGGCGGTGGTAGCCTTAATAATCCAAACAATGAAATAACGCCGGTAAATCAACCGTTTGTTCCAGCTGATCTTTGCATTGGGCAATGGGAGATTAACTCTATCAACCCCGATTTTTGCCAGCAAACTGATCAAAAACGCCAAGAATCATATGTTGCTGAATCACTAAGCATAAGTGGTGCGCCAATAAATGTCTATAAGCTGCTAGGAGTCCATGAACAAGGGAATGGTTCGCTTTTAACTGAAGCAAGCATCTTCGCTTCTACGGCTTTTCCAGGATATCCTGCTTCTGGAATAAACTCTGGTTCATTACCATGGCGTTCTATTCAAACTGGGGCAAGTGTTGCTGGAAATGCGTATGTTGGTGCTGACTTTGGTATAAAGACTATTCCAACTGGTGGTTCAGAATATGAACCAGAGAAACCAAATTGGAAGAAGGTTGCAGCTCTACAAATCACACAGTCATCTATTCCTAATTTTTGGGCTAAGCAAGTACGAGCTGAGATTACTGATGGTTCATGTGAAGTTGGTTCAACCTTGTTCAGCGGAACTGGTAATGGAACTCTTTCTATCAATAGTCTTGGATCAGATACTACTCAGAGCATAGTTACAGCAGTAGCAAATTCGCCAACAACATTCATTGTCTTTGCAACTATGCCAAATGGCACCACTGTTTCTCTTGGTGTCGCTGCTGTAGGGAAATTATTTTCTAGCACGTTTATAAACTTTACTATCAATGCAGGCTCAATTCCGTTTACTGTAAACGATATGTTTACAATAGCTATCAACTATGTTTGGAAAAGAGTAGGAATTTACAATTTAGTTCAATCACCACTTCCACAAACAATTAATTTCCAATCAGAATTATACGTAAAAGCTGTTAGGCTTGTTCCAACATTATTCACAGGAACAGGAAATTGGGAAGTGCTAGCTCTAGATGTTCTTGATTCAGCGCCAACAGATATCAACAATATTCAAGATCTTTTCTTCAATGAAAATAGAGATCGTGATTATGCTAAGGTTCCATTCCTTCTAAAGGTGCAATACAACCCAACTGATTCTGTATCCGATCTAGCAAAGTTTGGTATAAACATACTTGATCAATATAACTTCACCACCTCGTTTAACACGATGGTGCAGACACTTGGTAGACCTATTGTTGTTGGTGACATCATAGAAGTTATTCCTGAGATGCAGTATGATCATAATCTTCGTCCAATTAGGAAGTTCTTAGAAGTCACTGACACTGGCTGGGCATCAGAAGGATTTGGCCCACAGTGGAACCCAGTTTTGTATCGTTTTCAAGCACAGCAAGCGCTTCCATCTCAAGAGACGCGAGATATTTTTGGTACGCTTGACACACAGAAGTACCTTATTCCTGATTCAATTCTAGCTGATGGTGTTGGGGAACAACTTGATGTTACTCCTTTAACTCAAACAGAAGAGATACAAAAAGAAGCTGCAAGTAGAGTACCTGAAACTGGTTCAGATGACCAGCGTTCTACTGTTGGTTCACCACTTCCACCTAAGCAAGCAGCTCCAAACGCTAAAGGTCAACCTAAGGCCCCAGACCCAATACCTTTACCTGGTGGAGCTCAAAATATCTATATTGAAGATGGTTTACCACCAAATGGGGAACCTTATGGTGAGGGCTTCGCGCTACCAGATATTTCTACAGTTTCTGATGGTGATTATTTCAGATTGTACTATCCGCCAGAAACAAAGATTCCACCACGTCTTTACAGGTTTTCAGCTTTGAAGAATCGTTGGATCTACATGGAAACAGATCGCCGTGGACAGTACAGCTCTCACAAACCATCTGTACGAGATATTTTGCAATCTAATACTAAACAAGGGTTAGGAAAGAAAACAATATAACTTCAACTCATCTTATTGTAAAAGAAAAACATACTTTTGCATCCTACAATGATAACTATTTGATAATGACAGTTGTATTTGATATAAGGGAATTTTTACCTAATGAAATTACTTGATTTTCTCTCAGAAAAGGCCATGAACATGGCTACATTTAGCGATACGGAAAAACGACTAGGTGATGTTGCGCGTGTAGGATTTGAATTTGAAATATCAGTAGAACCTAATTCGCCATATTTTTCAAAAAATGACGATAGAGAAATACTAGATATTTCAGATTTTGTTACTCTTGATGATTTTATTGAATGGTTTGATGCGCCGCGCAACGTTTGGCATACCATCGAAAGAGATTATGAAAACTGGAAAGCAGACTTAAAAGATGAATTTGTTTATTCGAATTGGATGGACTTTCTTGAAGACAGCGATGATGAGGATGATAACGAAGAAGCCGCCCGGAAAAAAGCTGAACGCGAATGGGAAAAAAATTACGATCCTGATCTCACATTTGAAACGTGGTTAGACAAAGAATTTGAAGGTGATCGTGCATATTTTTCAAGCAGATATAATTTAATACCAAAATATGGGTGGCAAGATATAGCTAATTCATTGATTTATGCTGAAGGAGATGATCATAGTGATTCTTCAAGTGTGGCTAACACTCTTGCTGATGCACTCGAAAAAATTGTTAATGCTAAAGTTGTTGTTTACAGAGAATACCATGAAAGAAAAAAATCATTAAATGCTTGGTATATTGAACCAGACACTTCGATTAATAGTAGTGGTATAGGATTAGAAATAGTATCACCTCCGCAAAATCTTTCAAAAGCTCTTTCAGATATGGAAGCTGTTTGTAAATTTATCAGTGATGAGAAAAATGGGTTAAAAACCAATAGCTCAACTGGATTTCATGTTAATGTTAGTATTCCTGATATAAGTGAAAAAATAGATCTCCTCAAATTAGCTCTTTTCATGGGTGAAAAATATTCACTTGAGTTGTTCAATAGGATTGGTAACACATATGCCGAAGAACATTTAAAGACTCTTATTGAAAAAATAAAAGAAAATGGAAAGTTTCCACGTGGTTTTGACCAGATGAAAAGAATTGCAGAACGTTACCTAAGTTCTGATAAGTATTACAGTGTAAATTTTGGAAAACTATCTAATGGAAATGAATATGTTGAATTCAGAGCTGCAGGTGGAACAGGATATGAACGTGATATAGACAGATTAAAGAAACTTGTGCTTCGTTTTGTAACTGCTGTCGAAATTGCATGTGATCCATCAGCTGAACGACAAGAATATGTAAAGAAATTAGTTAAGTTGTTTAATAACGCGTTTGATGTGAATGATAATTCTACTGCAACATCACCACATATTCCAAGTGAATTAAGTAGAATTGTTAAGCTTATTCCTACCTTTGTTACTAAGAGGACACTAGGTCAAATTTATGATATGAATAGTGATGTTCATAGTAAACGTAGAGCATTAATTTCACTAATGATTCGAGCGCTTGCTGCTGTTAAAAACATCAATTCTGATCTCACGATTAAAGAACTTATTTGGTTTAAACGAAAAGCAAAAGAGTTTGATATTAAGTCAAATGACGTTGATGAGTTTTTTAAAAACGAGTCTTACGATAATAATAGTATTTTGAATATAGATCGTAATGCCTTTAAGACAACATATCGTATATGATTAACTAAACATATAGAAAATTTTACCTTATTATGAAAATTACTTGTTTTTCAAAAAAGCCATGAATTAAGGTAACACCCAAGTAGAGACACCACAATCTTTAATTTGATGCCAACCATTTATTAACATATTTTGTTCTTCTGTTAGTGATGGATCAAAAGCATTTCCCAGTATTTTCACGAGCTTGTGTTTTTGACATTCCATTCTTGATAATACATTAGTTCCTTTTACATAGTAATAGTTTGGTTGTCTATCTGCAATCATTGTAAAACCAAGCTTTTTATAAGAATGACCATCAAAAAAGCGTCTGTCTGCATATGTTATTATTCTTCCAGTATATTTTGATCTAAAATACGACAGACATTTTCCAAATCCACCCAACACTGTATACCCAATTTTAGAACAACTTCTAATAATTTCCCACTCAGCATTTTTTGAAAAGCGAGGTCTTCCAAAAGATGTCATGAACACGATGTCATCATCCATTTTTAACGCTATATTATGGGTATGCCTATTACTTTTTCCATGAATGTGATTTTCTTCATAGAAATTTTTAGCAACAACTGAATCAACAATTTCAATTGTGCATTTACGTGCAAAAATCTTTTTTGTCTTTCCAAGTTTAGATAGAATTATATTTTCAATAATAGGTCGTTTTACCGCCCATTCATAATCCCATATGTGAAGAAGCTGTATATTATTTTTTTCGGCAAGCTTTGTTTTTTCAAGCAATGGTGTATATTCTTTTTTAGTTGAATGCCAATACACACCATTTAATTCTATTCCAAGTGAATAGTCTGGTAGCCAAATATCTATTTCCTTTTTAGATGGTAATAACAGGTCACGACGACCCCTTTCTACTTTTGCGTACTGCGATAAGAATTCAAATAAGCTTTCTTCAGGAGTTGACTTAGGTCTACAATTAGGACATTGCGTGGGCCCACCATAATTAAGATAGTGAAAAAAATGGCGACCACAGTCAATATGCACCCATTCATGCTTTTTTCCGCTATCTGAATAGTCATGTTGCCCAACTGGAACAACATTATAATGTTCTTTAATTTCTTTTAAAAGTTTTGGTACAACTTTTTCAATGTAATTCGCTCTATAAGTTAAGTTAATTTTCTTTTTTACATTGGGGTTTTGAGAAACATTATCACATCCATATTTTTCACGGACAGTTTTTCGTATCTTTTCTTTTGTTGATTCTGAATGCGTCCATTTTTCAGTATTATTGTTTTTCCATTTTTTCCATCTCGTTTTTGATGCATCTGATACTTGTTTTTTTCTGTTGCAAATTGGGCAACCAGCTAACCATGCCCCCGCATAAAGACTTCTTTTAAATGAATGATCAAAATGTATCCATTCTACTTTTTGTGTTATTAACGTTGGTACAACTTTTGGAGTAATCCCAAGTTTAGCAAGATCCTGCAAAATAGAAGCAATTTTGCCCGCATTTTTAGCTTCTTGTTTTTTTGATCTATTACTTGCGGTCAAAATAGAAGAGCATGATTTGCTGCATGTTTTTGAAAAGTCATTGAAAAATGTGACTCTTTTATTACATACTGGGCATTTTGGCCAAGTACGAAAATTAGAAATTAATGCTCTTGCCTTTTGCAGATTGCTTTCAAAATCTGATAAATATTTAAATGCTTCAGAGTTTTCTAACTTGGCTAGCTCGGCTGCCCGAATCTTAGGATGCGCATTAATCACACTAACACACTTTTCGTATTCGTAAGGAAATTGTTCTTTTAAGGAAATCATATGATAACAGATTATTTTTATGAAGGTCAGCTCCGATCTTATTTATTGCAATTTTGTAACATTTTTGCTGGTCTAAAAGTTAAAACTGGGAAGGGTGAATGTAATGAACCTGAGTTCATGACGGTACCTATCACAGTTGGTAGCCGTGATCGTGTTGTTGCAGCTCTTCAAGCTGGAAACACCCAGAACAAACCATTTTCTTTACCAATAATGGCTGCTTCTATTTCAAGCATATCTTTATCACCAAATAAAAAAGGAATTGGAGTTGTAGATCGTCGGGTATTTCTTCCAGCTGGTGGGGTTTACCCAGATGATTTAAGAACTGTTGTGCGTGTTATGCCAATTCCATATATTATGAGCGTAGAGCTTTCAATGTATGCTTCTAACACACAGCAGCTTCATCAGATACTTGAACAGATTTTAGTATTATTTGACCCTGCTCTTCAAATTCAAACATCTGATGCAGCATTTGATTGGACAAAAATCACTACTGTTGAATTGACAGGAATTAATAATGAGGAAAATTATCCACCTGGCGGTGATAGAAGAGTGCTCATGTGGTCTCTTACGTTTGATATTCCAATCTATATTTCTGCCCCAGTAGATATTCGAGACGAGCTTGTACGTAAGATCATAATTCAGCTTGGTGAGCTCGACGGATTTCAGATTAATGAGTTTGATGAAAATGGAGAGCTTGTTCCATTTAAAGCTGGGTATGATTATGGCGATTTTGGTAAAACGATTGTTACATCTAGAGGGCCAGAAAACACTTAAATTCTGGCTCCAAAACCTGAACTTGACATAAATATTATGTCAAAAGGCCAGTGCTAAAGGTGCGCTGGTAAGAATCAAAAATACTCTAAAGGAGACACATAGATGGCATCATTAGTTAGCCCAGGTGTAAGTGTAACAATTATTGACGAATCATTTTACATACCAGCCGAAGCGCCTACTGTTCCGTTGTTTTTCATAGCAACTAGAAAAGGTAAGCTTCAACCTAACGGTATTACCCCAGCACAAGGAACATATGAGCACAGTGTTGTTCGTACAGTTACCTCTATTGGACAAAGCGTGCAGCTTTATGGAATTCCTTATTTCTGGAGTGATCTTTCTGGTAATGAATATCATGGTGATGCACGTAATGAATACGGCTTATTTGCCTTAAACCAGTTCCTGGGAGTAGGTAATAAAGCTTATGTTGTTCGTGCCAATATTGACCTTAGCGACGAAGCACAATCATTCATTAGTGCTGGAATTCCAACACATGATACACCAGTTCTAATTGGTGTTGGTGATGGTTCTATTGTTAATATTACTGTTCCTTCTATTTTTGTTAAACCAGAAAAGATCACGGTGGTTATGATAAGCTCAACAAGCTTCACTGTACAAGGTTCAGAGTCTGGTATTATTGGAACTGGTACAGTTAACGTTCCATTCACATCTTCAAAGGTAAACTTTACAGTAGTATCAGGGACAACCCCATTTGTTGCCAACGATTACATTGAGTTTAACCTAATATGGCAACCTACATCTTTTGTTGGAACCGGTAATGGAACGATGGTAAACATTGTTCCAGGTGTAAATGCTGTTCAAGAAACAGTTACTGTAACTTTTACCAGCCCAACTACTTTTGATGTCAATGGATCCGTGCTAGGTTTTGAAGGTTCTGGTACAGTTGGTGTTCCATTTGATGTAAACACGCTCAACTTTACAATTAATGCTGGTTCAATTCCATTTGCTACCGGTGATACGTTCACTGTTGTTCTTACAGATGTTCATCTTTTTAACCCACTTGGTGCTAATGATGCAGCTAAGAGAGTTTCTATTGTAACTGCGTTGCAAGCTGAAATCAATAGTAATACTGAGGTTCGCTCTGAAATTTATGAGTACAACCTGATTGTTTGTCCAGGGTACCATGAGGTAGTTGACGAAATGGTTGCATTGTCCACAACTGTTAATGATGAAGCGTTTGTTATTGCTGACACACCAGTGAATAAAACCCCAGAACAAGTTGCTGTTTGGTCACTTACATCTGAGCGCGTAAATTCAATGAATGTTGCTTACTACTACCCATGGGGTTTGGCTTCTAACCTTGATGGTCGTAATGTCTGTGTTGCACCTTCTGGTATTGCGGCTCGCACATACGCTTACAGCGATATTCAAGCATATGTTTGGTTTGCCCCAGCCGGCGTTCGCCGTGGTGTTGTAACTGGTGTTTCACAAGTTGGTTATGTGACAGGTACTCTTGGTACACCAGCAACTTTTGTTGAGGTTAATCTTAACCAAGGTCAGCGTGACAATCTGTATGAGTTCAATAAGAACATTAACTCACTTGTCTTTTTCCCAGGACGTGGTTTGCTTGTTTGGGGGCAAAAAACATCCTATGGTGCAGATTCATCTTTAAACAGAGTTAACGTTGTCCGTCTCATTATGTTCTTAAAGCGTCAGTTACGTAAAGGTGCATTCCCATTTGTTTTTGAACCTAATGATAAGGTGACGCGTGATAACATTAAGGCGATGGCAGATGGATTACTTAACGATGTTTTAGCTAAGCGTGGATTATATGATTTTGTAACACTTTGTGATGAATCAAATAATACGCCTGATAGAATTAATCGTAATGAGCTTTATTTAGATGTTGCTATCAAGCCAGTTAAAGCGGTAGAATATATTTACATTCCAATCCGTGTGTTAAGCACTGGTGCTACAATGTCACACCATTAATTATGGCATAATCTTGATAAAAACAGGTCCTTTTAGGACCTGTTTTTATGTTCAATTACATTATTAAATAAAGCATTACTACGATTAGGAGTAACATCTAAATGCTTACATGTATGGTTTGCGGGTATGAACACCCGTCAATGATCTCACCATCGCACTTGAAAAAACACGGTTTAACTGCTGCGGATTATAAAGCTAAATATCCAGAAAGCGTGTTAAGAGTGCAGTCTGCTGAAACAAAGAATAAAATAGCAGCTTCCAAAGTTGGAAAGCCAGCATGGAATAAGGGCGTTTCAACTGGTCCAAATAAAAGGCTTTCTGAATCAATGTCAGGTAAACCAAAACCACATTTAAAGGGAAAAACAAGAACTGAAGAACAAAAACAAAAAATTTCAGAAGCCACTAAAAAAGCAATGGTTGGTAAGATGACTGATTCAGTTAAAAACAAGTTGTCAGAAGCCATCAAAATCAAAAAGATGAATGGCACATATGTTCCGCCAATGCTTGGAAAGCACTTAAGTGAGAATGCTAGGAAAAGGATATCTGACTCTTTATCAGGAGAAAACAACTGGGCACGAAAAAGGTTTATCTCAAAAATACAAGAGCTATGCAAGCAGGAAAATTTAGAGTTTTTAGATAGAGAGCAATCTGCTAAAACAGGTACACGTCTAAATTTTAGATGCAACAAGTGCCATTATGTATTTTCATTTGGAATGGGCTATTTCTCAAATTCGCAAATTAAGTTAGGACACGCTGTTGAAAGTGGCATTTGCCCATCTTGTAATCCTAGAATTAAAACTAAGTCAGCTAAAGAGTTAGAGCTTTTAGAATATGTTCGCTCGCTTGTTGGTGATGAAGAAATAAAAAGTGGAAATAGATCAGAAATTTTTCCTTATGAACTAGACGTATATCTGCCATCAAGGAAAATAGCAATAGAATTTTGTGGTATATACTGGCATACAGAAGGTGTATCAGCAAAAAGCAATGTTAAAGCACGGCGAGAATATGAAAAATATTTAATGTGTTTGGAAAAGGGCATTCGTCTAATAACAATATTTGAAGATGAATGGGATTTCCAGCAAAATATAGTAAAAGATAGACTACGTCATATTTTAGGTATAAAAGGTAAGATAATTGGCGCGCGAAAATGCAAAATTGAACAAATTCCATTTAATGTGAAAAATGATTTTTTAAACACATATCATATTCAAGGCGCAGACAGAGCAAAAATAAGCCTTGGTGCTTTTCATGAAAATGAATTAATCGCGGTTATGACATTTAGTCCTACAAACTTCACAAAAGGTGGAGATGGGTCACAAATTGAATTGAACCGATTCGCGCTTGCTGCTGGAATACATTCTCCAGGCATAGCAAGTAAATTCATAAAGTATTTTCAAACATACTTAAATCCTAACGGAATGGACATAATTTCATATTCAGATAACAGATGGTCAGCTGGTGGCGTTTATAAAAGCATTGGATTCATTGAGGCAGCAAAATCTGGTCCATCTTACTTTTACGTTGATATGAAAAGTTCAAAGAAAATAAGAAAGCACCGATCTAACTTTATGAAACACCGATTACAGAAAATCTTTGGTAAAACACTAGACTTAACCTTATCTGAATGGGAAATCATGCAACAAGAAGGCTATGACAGAATATGGGACTGTGGTACAACAAAATGGATATTGTGTGCTAATAATCATAAATAGATAATACCCACATCATTCAATAAAATGTAGCTATGGAAACAATCATCTCTCAACTATTTGCTGCCCGTGATATCGCTCATAGACTTCACCTGCGTGCGCGGTCATTTTCCATACATATGGCTCTCAATGATCTTTATGTGAGGCATTAGTTGATATGGCTGATAGATTAGCCGAAATTTATCAGGGAAAATATGGACTGATGAATATTGCAAATCCAGTTTTTACGTTCTCTGATGACAACCCAATTACCTTTATCAAAGAGCCTGCCCAATGGGCCGAAAATACGCGCACTGTGTTCAATCCTGAAGATACACACTTGCTTGGTGAATGGGATTCTGTTATTTCAACAATCTATCGCGCAACATAAATTAGAAAACTTAGCGTAATGATTACATTCAAATCTTTTCTTCTTAATGAACAACAAGAAATGACTTTTACCTTTGAAGAAGGGTTAAAAGCAATCAAAGAAAATTGTAGTTGGTTTTTAAACGAATCACGTGGTGAACCTATGTTTAGGGGGATAGGTAAAATACGCGTTGATGTTAACAAAGTTCAACGTGTTAACACAGATACAATTTCCTGGACACCACAACCATTTGATAGAAAACCTAAAGATTCATCACGGGAATTTAATTTTGTTTTTAATTCTATGCTTGATGCCGCGTATGAAATCCGTGACATTAGAAAAAGATCTTTCTTTGCTACCGGTGACAAATCATTTGCACAAGCATTTGGCCAGGTAATGTTCTGTTTTCCAAAAGGCAAATCAAAATGGGCATGGTCGCCGCACATTATTGATTCAGTTGAACAGCAAGCTGACATCTATGAAACACTAGTTAAAAACTGTTCTCTAAAAAAAGCTGATGAAGAACAACTTGCTATTATTTTTGATAAATTAAATGCATTGTATAAGTCAGAACCCACGAATTGGGTACATGATTTAACAGGTGATGCCAGTGAAATCACTGAACAGGTTGTTAAAAAAACGAGATTAAAAGGAATTTTTCCTTCAAAAGATAGTGACCCATATCAAGTACTACGCCAAGGATTAAAGGAAACAGGACTTGAATTGTATTTAAACTGTAAACGGTTACCAGATGCAATTTCTTCTGGCAATGAAATTGCGTTTTATGAATCTGATGGATACTACTTAATTCCTGAAACATTAGTACTTGAAGAAATTAAAAAAGAGGAAGAAAAAAATAGTAATTTTAAAAATAGAAATTTTTCCCTAATATCTCAAATTTACGATTATATTCTGTTCAAATTGAAATAGCTCTACCCCGGTGCTTGATTTATCTGACTTCCTGATAAATAAAGATATACTGGCAACGGTAATTGACACTTAGAACAGACAAAAGAAGGAGACATAATGGCTACTCTATCACAGATGGGTATTCCAGGTGCAGGTTTTGGTATACTGCATCCTAAGCAAAAATATCGCTGGCAGGTGACATTCGTAGGACTTGCACGTCTTGTGCCAGGTGCTTCATCGCGCGATATCACTCGTCAAGCAACAACTATCACACGCCCAAATTTATCATTTGAAGAAGTTCCTATTCATCGCTATAACTCAGTTGCATACATAGCTGGTAAGCACTCGTGGGAACCAATTTCTCTTACAATTGAAGATGATATTACCGGTTTAGCTTCTTATGCAATTCAAGGTCAGCTTGAAACTCAAGAGCGTCTTATTGGCGCTGACCTTCCGGGTCAATGGTTAAATTCTGCTGCAACTGGATCTGATTACAAGTTTGGTACCATTATAGAGGCACTTGATGGTAATGAAGGTGTCGTAGAACGTTGGAGGATTGAAGGATGCTTCATTCAGTCCGCAGACTATGGTGACCTTGACTACTCAGCATCTGATGCATCTACGATCACAGTGCAACTTCGCTATGATCATGCGCGTCAAGAGCTTACAGGTCAGGGATACGGTACTGCTCTTAATGGTAGCCTCTAATAGGAGAAAGATATGCCTAATATTTCTGACATGTTTGCTAATATACCAGGTGTTAAACACGACTGGAACACAGATTGGAAAGAAGATGCTAAAGCTGATTGGCGTGTTGACTGGGTTGCCCAATCAAGTGGTTCATCATCAAGTTCATCGCCTGATTCATCATCAAGTTCATCATCAAGTTCATCGCCTGATTCATCATCAAGTTCATCATCAAGTTCATCATCAAGTTCATCATCAAGTTCATCATCAAGTTCATCGCCTGATTCATCATCAAGTTCATCATCAGGTTCATCATCAAGTTCATCATCAGGTTCATCATCAAGTTCATCATCAGGTTCATCGTCTGATTCATCATCAGGTTCATCGTCTGATTCATCATCAGGTTCATCGTCTGATTCATCATCAGGTTCATCGTCTGATTCATCATCA